CGAGTTGAAGGTGACCGATTCGCACCTTCGGACACACCGCGATGCGCCCGCCGTTTGCCTTGAGCGACTTCCAAAAATAAATATCATCATCAACACGGCCTTCACCCCATTCGCCAACAGCGTTTGGCACGCCGAGAAACCACGGCTTCGGCATCGTTCGCAGCGCGCTGGTGCGAATCATCGTCAATCCGAAATGCCCCGTGCCGATGTCGAGCGCGTCAACGTGAAACTCGCTTGGATCAGCCGTGCGACGCAAGTTGCCTTGCTCATCTGTCAGCGTGAGCAACACTGTTTCACGATCACGACCAATCTGCAACGGACAAAGCGCGGCTATGTCTTCGTTGGTTTCCATGATTTGCCATAGGCGGATGACGTCTTGCTCGTTGAAGATCGAGTCATAGTCAATCGTGAGAATGTATTTAGGCCCGTTCTCTTGCGCCGTCACTGATTCCATCACGCGCTGCAAGCACTGCCCCCAAAACACACCAGTCGCCTTCGTGAAGTTGATCCCAAGCTTGGAGCAAACCAAATGCACCGCGCCCATCGTATCTGTCCAACACACGCGCGGCATCGACATGACCGCGTGAACGTCAGCCATCGGCAGCTTTGGCGTTGGCCGCGTGATCTTGCGCGCGACGATAGAAATAAACCCTTGATCATTTCGCCACGAAGTACCGTCAGCACTGCCGAGGATTTCAAACCCCGCAAGGTTCAACGTGCGCGAGATTTTGTCACGGTTCCAAATCGAACGATACGCGCCGTCGCCAGTCGCGAGCGCTTCGGCGCGCCCGTCGCCGCCGGCGTAAGACTCAACCACCGCGTCAAAGTCAGGCACGATCAGCGACAGCAAACCACCATCGACGATCTTGGAAGCCCACACTTTCAGCGTGGAAATAGCATCGTTTGGCGCTTGACGCGCGAGCGCATCGCCCGCATTAATCTCACTGAATGACGCTGGCGGCGCATCGTTGAATCGCTGCGCTGCTCCATCGTCCTGCAAATTCAAATGCTCGCCAGTAACCGCTTCGCTCATGTGTGCGCTCTCTCTCTTGTTTGTGGTTTCGATATGTGATGACAAAAGGCCGCGACGGCTTTCGCCGCCGCAGCCCAAGAGAGAGGACAAATCAGATTTGCACGGACGTGTTCGCACCCTGCTCAGCAGCAGTGCCGCAACCGTCGCCGGGAAGCGACAAATCGGCAACGATCACGACTGGTACAGAAGTTGCCGAGAGACCAAGCGTGACCTTCAGGTAGCGCTTGCGACCGCGCAAGTCAACGTTGTAGGCCAACTTTGCCAAAGTGGTGACGTTCGACACCGTCGAGACTGTCCACCCAGTGCCGGGCGCAGCTGCGGAAACTGCGACAAACGTAGTGTTGTCGTCGCTTTCGTCAAGTGCGTTGTTTGTCGCCGTGGTGTGCAACGCATTGGTGATGTTCACCAAGCACAAAATACGCGCGTAGCCGAAGCCCTTCGTGTCAACGCTCGCAGTGAGAGTCGTCACACCCGAAGTGTTCGTGTTCGCGCTCATCAAAACTGTCTTGCTGTTCTGTTTCATGGTTTTCCTTTTTGTTGAATCAAAGCGTGAACTTGATGACAGCGCCGCTAGCGGTCGAACCGCCAACGTTTGCACAGACGATGTCAAAGCGCTCAGTGCCACGCACGGCCTTCTCGTCTTGCTCAAACGTGTTGAGCGCAGAGTCAGAGAACGCGACGCTAGTGGAGCGACGATCACCGAAATAGCAGCCTTGCGAAAGGTCGCCGATGTAGGCGAAAGTCGCACCAGCGCCAGTGGTGGTGATTGCTGCAAGAGTTGGCATCACTTGTGCAAATTCAACGGGATACCCGAAGAATTTCGGTGCGTTCCCGTTTGCAACTTCCGTCGCAGTCACGCCGCCAACACCAAACGCGAGACGCTCAAACACGCCGTGATATACTGACTTGTGACAGTAGATCTTGACATTGTTTTTCTGATACGACCACGCTGGCAACTTCGCAAGACCAGCATGGATTTCGGTGAGAGTCACACCCGCGCCGGTCGTTTGTCCGCCGTCGCTGATTTGATACGTGGCATCAGTGAGCGCCGCAGACAAACCAACGATGCCACCATACGTGCTCGTGCCGTCGCCGTTAAATCCGCAATCGTCTTCCTTCTGCGAGAACGCAAACGCGATTTCGCCAGCAATATCGTCTCCGATGTTCACCACTGCGTCTTCAAGCAATTCGCTCGAAACAGTGGTCAAAGCCATCAATTTCTTTGCGACCAATTGCACTTGATCGAACACCTGAGTTGACTCAGTGCCGCTCGACGCCTCGCCCGCGAAGTACGCGGTGAGACCAGTGGTGCGCTTCGCGATGCGCAGTGTGTCCGAAGACATCGGCCACACGCGCGCGTTGCGGCGGAACACGCCGAAACTTTCACGCAGCGTGATCAACTCAGATTCAAACTCGTCAGGCACAAGGAAACCGCCAGCGCTGTTGACGCCTTCGGTGTGACCCTTGGTGCGCAACGCCATACCGTTTGCTTCACAGAATGCAATCGACTTCGTGTGACCCATCGCACCGAGACACCACGTGCCGAAGCGCCAAGCGGTTTCCTTCTCTGTGAAGTTCTTCAACTTGCTGTACTGGCGCGCACTCTTCCACGCTGGCACTTCGCTCGCGAGGGTTCCGCCAGTGACGCGCGGCGTGCGCATTTCGGCGGCCACTGCGGCGCGCACGCTCTTCGTGATTTCTTCTTGCTGCATTTCGTCTTCCTTCGGTTTTGCCATATCGAGCGCCATTTCAGCGCCCGCCGGCATGATGTGGATGTCGAGGGTTTCGGGATCAATCGCGACGCCGTCCGCGTCAACGATCATGTACGAATCAAGAATGAGCTTCTTCTGCGCGACCGCGCCCGGCTCACCCTTGATCTTCGCGGCGAGCGTGAGCGCGTCGCGGAACTTCTCAAGGTTCATTGTTTTCATAGTGGTGTCCAAAATGACAATCAACACCGCGCCATCAAGACGAGATTTAAGGCCGAGCCGTAGTCTTCGTCGCTGGTCAGATGTAGATAGAACCGCGCGTGCGAGCGATTTCGCGTCGCACGGTGTCTGCGATGTTGATCGGCGCAGACTTCGCGCGAGTTGAGTGCGCGGGGATTTCAATCGTCACAATCGTGCGCTTCGGCATGACAATCCCAAAGAACTGTTTCGCCGCAACGGGTGACACAATCCCTTTCTTGATCGCAGTGATGAGCGCGTCAGGGTTCGCTTGCATGGGAGCTAGCGATACTTCAAGCAACTTCCATCGCGAAAAGATCGTCTGCACTTCGTCGCCGTATTTCTTGCGGTCGATGTCGGTTGCGCGACGCGTGCCGCCAGTCTCAGGCACGTATCCGACAGACACGGCACGCACGATGCCTTGACCGACGAGCGCCGCCGCGACTTCGGGAAAGAACTCGCCCGAGTATCCGTCGGGCTTGCGCGCGAATATGAACTCGCCAGCAATCGAGCGGTCACCGCGCTTCAAACTCACGCACTTTCCAACTGGCTGCGAGTAGTCGTGATTCCAAAACAACACGGGATTGCGATCAAAGTCAACAGAATTCATGCCTTGCGGAATGAGTACTTCGCCGTCGCGGTCGAGCGTTTCTGCGGTGATCACCGCAGTAAACCCCTTCGCCGATGCTGAGATTGTCGCTTCAAGCGCCTTGCGTTGAATAGTGTTCGTCATTTCTTTTCCTTCGCCGCGCGCGCGGTCAACTCATCAAAGTACGCATCGACATCCTCTTCGGCCTGTTGCGCTTGATCCTCAAGGAACGGTTCGAGACGTGGCTGCAACGAGCATCGGCAGTTTGGGTGCAGCGGTGGCCCGTCAATGTCTTCGTAGTCGAGCGCCATTTCGTTGCCATCAGCGCCGAGCATCGTGTCGCCCTTGTTGAAGAATGAATCTTCAAGGCCAATCGATTTCGTGCTGAATTCATTTGATGCCGCCTCGCAGAATTCACATGGATCGGGCGCGAGTAACCACGTCTTGCCCTCGACCATGCCCGTTGATTTCCACGCTTCGACTTCGGCGCGACGCGTTGCGCGCTGCGCTTCGGTGCGCGCGATCATCACGGCTCGATTGCGCGTCGAGCGCTCTTCGTCGCCAGCTTCGCCCGCCCATTCCTGCACGCGATTCGCGAGCTGGTCGATGGTCTCGCCGGCTGCGATGCCATCACCGAGAATCTTTGAGACTCGCACACGCGTGTACTTTCCGATTCCCTCAGCTGCGCCGCGCGCGAGTCGCACCGATTCACTCTGCGCGTACGCGCGAAGGTCATCACGCGCCGGCGTGAAGTCAGGCTCGCCCGTCGCAAGCTTCGTGACGGTGTCGAGTCCAAGCGTCACGCCTGACTCAAGCGCGTTGGCGAGATACGGTCGCAGCGCGTTGACGATTTGCCGGCTGTACTTCGCGCTACGCAGCACCTTCTCAACTTCGTCGGCGAGCGCTTGCGTCGGCGCTGGCGCGGCGCGGATCTTCGCGATGACGGCTGCGACTTGCTGTTCAAGTGACTTGCTGACGCGGGCTGCGATTTCTTTTTCGGCGTCGTTGATGTCGTCGAATTCACGCGCTGCATCACTGGCGCTTGCCTTCGTGCGGATGCCAGCAATAGAAAAACGATCTTCCCAAAGTGACTTATGTGAGACACTCGATGCGTTGTCTGATGGCGCGCAGCAGTCGCACGATTTGCGCGCTGCCTTTTTTTTTGAAAAACGAAATACCCCAGAGTCGAATAGATCAACAGGGAGAAACCTTGTATTACTAGTCATATTCCGCTTCCATTTCGACGATTGTTGTTGTGTTTTTTTTGCCGCCGATCACAAGATCTCCCCATCCTTCTCCTGCTTGTTCCAATTCCGACGAAGCGACGACCCGATTCACGGAAATGACGCGAAGCCGTTTTGGAGATATAACAATTTCTTGAAGATAGCCCTCTTGACTTTCGTTTCTCTCATCGACTTGAGCGACGATTCCTCGATTGGTTTTGATCTTCATCAATACGCGATCTGCTCTGATGTCACCGGTGTAGTCTTGCGCGACAGATGCATTCATCGAAGTAGACATTAGTCCTGCTTCTACAGTAGATCCCACTTTGATTCCCGCGATGAACTTGCGAGAATCCTCCGAAGTAGCCGTCATTCCCCGATGCACAGTCATCGACTCTGGCAGCTTCTGCTGTGCTTGAGCCGTTACGGTTCCTATTTGTTTTTTTACTATCTCTGTCCGCTGCTTCGCGCGTTGCTTAAGAGCTTCGTCAGAAAGTGTGCTGATATTGCTTCCGGGGTTCGCTCTTAAATTAATGAGCATTTCAAGTTCGGACTCTTCAAAACTCTTGCCCTGTCGATTGAGCGATTGCATTTTGAGCATCGAATCTCCATCGGTCAACGTGTAAGACGCTGCGGCGTCTCGATAGTCTTTCGTATCTACTTCAGATCCTCTCATTTGATTTGCCATATCTTGCGACTCAGATCTAGTCATCGACTTGCCTTGCCATTTTGTGACAAGCGATTTGAGAGACGATCTGATTTCGTCTTCGCCACCGGTAAGATTTATTACTCCCTCAGGATCTACAGAGGCATTGCCTAAATCAGCCGAAAGCGATCTTGCCGAAGACGACTCACTTGATACACCTTCTTCTCCGCCGCAAGTGTTGCCGGGTTCAAAACCTCCCGATCCTGTTCCGCAGTCTTTCAATCCCATATCTACGGAAAATATGGGATCGCCGCCGCTGTTCTTCGCGCAACAGTCGCACGATTTGCGCGCGGCCTTCTGCTCGCGCTCACGATTGAACTGCTCGACTTTGCGACGCGCCCAAACAAATCCGTCATCGCCACCCCATCCGTTCCACGCTTGCCACCCCTTGCCTTGTTCGTCCCACGTCTCGCCTTGCTTGTCGACTTCGTGGCGCTCGAAGTACGCGAGCATTCGACGAATCGTGTCTTCGGAAAGCGAAACCCGATTAGCGAGGTCACGCGCGCGAGCGATGCCGACGGCAGTCATGCCGCGTTGCGACTCAGGCTTCTGCGCGCGGATATCAAGCGCGCGCCGCGCGTTGTCTGCGACGGTCTGCGGTGGTCGTGTTTCAATGTCGCTCAACGCCTTCGTCGCCGGCGCAAGAACTTCAGTCACTGGCAACTCATCGACCAACTCATCAGGCGCGCTGACAGGTTCGACTTGCTCATCACGTGGCGCGTCGTATGACATCGGCACAGCCATCGGCGGCACACCGCCGAGCGGTTGACCGTTGATCAAAAGCCGATCAGCCATCGGGTCATCGATCACATCGAGACCTTCGCGCGACCGCATTTCGTTGGCAGTCATCACGCCAGCGCTCACGCTTGACCGGCGGCGCTCAAACACGAAGCGCTCGTCTTCGACCACTGGCGAGTCATACGCGAGGAACGCATCACCCTCGATGCCGAAGAGCGGCACGAGGTTTTGATTCAACGTTTCTTCATCCATTCGCATCAATGGCAAAACGCTGATGGCCTTCCACGACTGAAATCCTACGGTGGCACTTGCGAGATTTGGATCGTTCGCTTTCAACATCGACACCGGCACGCCGAAGATTGCCGCGATTTCCTCGACGATGTCTTCGCGCCCGCCAAGGTCTTTCGGCGGGAAGTTCATCGGCTTCAAATCGATGTCAGCCGTCGCAGTAAGGAAGCGACCAGTGCGACCCTTGCCGCGTAGCTTCTCGTCAATCTGCACTTCGAGTCTTTCGATTTCCTCGCGCGACGCATTCGTCTTGATCGTCATCAGGTAATCAGGGCGCGCCTTATTCTCAAAGAAAGACAAATCCATTTCATGCATCGCCGCATTCATCATCGCCGCGCCCCACGCCGCTTCGACCTTGCCCATGCCGTACAGAATGTCGCTTGGATTTGGCCTCTTGAAGTGGATCACTTCATCAGCCGCGAACACCTTGCGATTCTCGCGCGACGCGCCGTAGAGATAGCCGTCAACCAGCGCTGACTTGCCGGGAATGATTTCAACGTACTGCGATGGCATCGTCCAAAGCTCACTTGGAATACCAGT